CAGGGCCACGGTGCGACCCTGCACGGTCTTCTGCAATTTGGCGAACAAATCCACGTTGATCAGGAATTCGCTGAGTGAAGTAGCCATTAGCTGATTGCCCTTACGGTGGTGAGTTCGGCAGTAAAGGCCGCGACGAACTTGTCGTCGCTGGCATGTTCGATGGAGTACTCGGCAGCCGGGGTGATCTTGCCGCACACCGCCAGCTCGGCGAACGTGCTGCCATCGATCGAGTCGGCGATCGCCTCCGTCAGATCCATCAGGTCGTCGTAGTCGCTGAGCGTGCTGGCGGCGGGGAGCTTTCGCTCGACCACCACATCGATCAGCAGCACCTCATTACTATGCTTGCGCGTGATCCGTTCCCGCCGCCGCGGTGCGGCACAGATCAGGCTGACGTAGATCCCTGTATCGCCGTCCCCCCGATCGCGCACGAAGTAGTACTTCCGCTCGACCGTCAGCGGCACGCCGAAGCTGCCGGTGGCGATCGCGGTGATCATGGCGTCGGCCACGGTGATCAGCGTGCTGCTCATGGCCGGCCCACCTCTTGGCTATGCACACGCAGGATCACGTGCGAGCGATCGCTCCACTCCCAGACCGGATCGTTGCTGCTCAGCCCCACCACCTGGTACACATAGCCGGCGGCATCGGTGATCGTGTCTTTGTGATCCGGGACGATCGGCGTGCTGCCGTCGACCAGGTCCGCCGCGGCGATCAGCCAGTCGCGGCGTTCGACCCGTTCGCTGACACCCTGCTCATCGAGCTGCTCGGTATCCCGTTGCCCTTTGCCGGCGGTGAGGCTGACACTGAGCGACGTGCCTGGCCGCGCGTAAGTGATCGCCACGCCACCGTGTGATTTCACGATGCCGATCAGATCCGCGGCGGCTTGGGCAAATACGTCGGTCATGGGTTCAAGTCGGAGAGGGGACGGGGAAGTCGGACATCTGCGATCTGAGATCACAAATCCGAGATCGCTTAGTTGTCGTCATCCATCGCGATTGCGTAGAACTCGAACACACGCACGTCGCAGGTCGTGTCGTTGCTGGTCTTCTCGGCATGCACCAACAGCTTGAACGGGCCGGTGGCCGCACTGATGTCGAGCGTCTTGCTGGCACCGGTGGTGCCGTCCATCACACGGACGCCGTTGATGTAGACCTTGCAGTTGGTCAGATCGCGGCAGTCAAACACCACGTCGAACGGCGTGTTGTCGACGGCGTCGATCGTGGAGTCGGCGGCGGCGTTCTCGGTTGTGCCGTCGTCGGACTCGACCAGGATCGAAAGGGCAGAGCCGTCAAGGTGAATGAACAGCGATTCGGTGATCGAATCGGCATCGGTCGCATGGGTTGCATTGGCGGGGCCGATGTTGATGTCCAGCGCGGCATCGTCGCCGATGTCGTAAATCGCAAACCGGCCGAAGGCCACGAACGGCACCGTCACCGGGATCGAGGCCTGCGTCAGCAGGTCCGTCTTGCCGGCCTCGGCGGTGGCACTCATGGTGAGCTTGGCCCCGCCAGGGACCACCGTCACGGTCGAGGTGCCGGAGGTCTGGACGTCGATATTGTCGGCGACGCCGTACTGAAGCATGCCGATCGTCGGCTGCGGCAGCACATTGAGATCGACCCAGCCGGTGGTGGCCGTGCTGGTCGCGTCTTTGGTTGCCACGCCCAGATAGAAGTCGGCACCGGCTGCCGCCTTGACCGGAGTGGCCGAACCGGCCGAGCGGTCCCAGTAAATCTTCTGACCTTTGACCCACGAGAGGCCGCTGGCCTTGGTGACTTCGTGCTTCCCTTCGGTCTCCAGCGTGATCTTGTCTCCGCTGGCAGCGGCGTCGAGGCCACGCTTGACAGCGGCCCGGCCGTCAGCCGTGAGGAGCACTTCACCCGAAGCGACGGCCGCCGGGGCGGTGATCGTTGCTTCACATCGCGGGTCACGATAAATCGCTTCAGCAGCCATGGAACAGGTTCCTTATCAGTTGGAAGTTGGTTTGCCGATTCGCCGGCTGTGGTGTTTGGCTTGGTAAGGTTTGGTAGCCGCCGCCGCGTTACTGGGGAGCGGAGAGATCGTCGGAGTCGGCCGAAGCCGCGTCATCCTCCGGCGCAGGATCTTGCTCGGACCCGTCGCCGCCGGTGGTGCAGGCCACGAGCCAGCCCACGCTGACCAGGCTTGCCAGGTCGCCGGCGGGGATCTCCCCCTCGATCACCGTGCGGCCGGCAGTGAACTTCAGCCCCTCGACATTCACGTCGCGCGTGAAGCGATAGCCGGGGGTGCCATCCTTGGCCGGTTGGGCCGGCGTTGTTTTTTTCTTGGTCGCCATGGCGAACGTCTCTCCGTAGCTGCGTTGGGTTTCCGTATGACAAAAAGGGGCGATCGAGTGCCGCCCGATCGGGCGGCACTGCAGGCGGCTTACTGGTCGCGGCGTTGCAGGCCGCGGAAGTCGAGGGCCTTGGCACCGATGTCCATGTTGATGTCCCAGCCCACGCCCCACTGTCCCTTGTCGAGGGTGAAGCTGCGGACTTGCGGAGCCCGGCCGGTGCCACGCAGATAGCCCACCTCAATGGTGTGACCCATCGAGCTGGCGACGTAGTACTTGCTGGCCGAGCCGGAGTAAGTGGTCTCGCTGGCGGGATCAACGACGCCGTTGGCCAGCCGCGAGTCGGAGACCAGCGACATGTTCTCGATCGAGGCCAGCGTGTTCTGCGTGCCGAACTCGGCGTTGTCGCCGCTGGTGCCGTCGCCCACGTTGCGGGTCTCGACCGACTGGATCAACTGGGCGGCCAGGTGTTTGAGATCCGAGGGGACGATCAAGTGGGTCGCCTTCAAATTCAGGTTGACGCCGTTGTCTTGCTGCTTCTCCAGGGCCGCGATCACGGCCTTCAGGGTCAAGGCCGAGAGGGCCGCACTGGAAGCGTCGTTGCTGTGCGAGGTGTGGAACAGGGCCACGCTATCGGCACCCAGGGCCGCGTTGGCCAGCAGGATCGCATACACCAGGTCGGGGCGGAGCCGTGCCGCGGCGAGGCCCATTTCCGGAGCGATGTCGCTGAAGGCATCCATCGAGTCGTTGATGATGTCCTGCTCATCGACCACGAACTGATCGGCGAAGCGGGCGATCTTGTACGATTCGACGCTGTCGCTGCGATCGGTGTGCTTGGCGGTCTTGCCGGCGGGGAGCTTTTTCAGCCCCTTGCCTTTGGCCAGGCGGATGCGGTCGTTGGTCTTGAAGTCGCCCACATCCTTCTCGCTGGTCCAGCCGCGGGTGGTGTCGCCGGTTTCCATGTAGGTGGCGAGCATCGCCGCGTTGATCGACGTGGTGAAGATGTTGGTCAGGCTCGATCCGGAGAAGGCGGCCTCGATGATCTTCTTGCGGCTCCCCTGGCTGGGCACGTACTGGCCGTCGAGCCGGATCGCTTCGCGGCACAGATCCAGCAGGGACATGTCCGAGAAGCGGTGGGCCGCTTCCATGGCCTTCTGCTTTTGCTCGGCATTGATGCCGGCCCGCAGCCACGAGGGCAAATCGAGCGCGTGGGCGGCCTGCCCCTGGAACGAGCGATCCTCGAACGAGACGCCGGCCCGCAGCATCAGGGCTCCCTGCATCGCCTGGATCGTGCCGTCCTTTTCCTTGCCATGCACATGCACGGCCGCGGCCGGAGCCGTTTCGCGGTTGGCCCGCAGCAGGTGCAGCTCGGTCTTGGTGGCGTCCCAGTTTTCTTTGATGGCCTGGGCGACGATCTCATCGGCCTTGTCGCTGGGCCACTCTTTGGCCTTGGCTTCGATCGTGCGGATGCGTTCCCGCTCGGCCACCAGGTCGGCACGGAACTGGGCCTTCAGCTCCTCGGTGTCGAGGGCCTCGGCACCGTCGCCACCCTTGCCCGATGCTTTGAGATCCTTGGGGGCGTTCTTGTCGTCTCCCGTTTTGTCGGTGGTGCCACCGTCGCCGGCGGCCTTCAGCTCGGCGTCGTAAGCGGCCCGCAGCACTTTGTTCTGCTCTTCGCTCAGCGTGTCGATGTCAAAGCCCTTCGCGGCCAGCCATGCTTCGTAACCCATCGGTAGTGCCTTTCGTTGGAATGATGCCGCCAAACGGGCGGAGGTGTTGTCGTCTGCCCCAAGGGCCACAAAGCTCACTTCGCGCAACCGCGACTTGCGAGCCACCAGAACTGGGCCGACGATTGTGCGGCCGTTGACCTTGATCTGCTCCCCTTCGTCGAGGCGGATCATCCGCTCGATCGAGGCGCCGATCGACGCTTGCCACGGGAACCCCGCGGCGGCTGATGCTTCGATTTCCGCCGCGTGGGCGTTGCCGGCCGAGATCTTGCCGGTCAGCTTGATTCGCTTGCCGTCGTTGCTGATCACATCGCTGTGACCCACGATCTGGCTGGTGTTGTGATCGCGCAGGATCGGCCGGCTCTTGGCGGTGATTACCAGCCCGGCCAGGTCCACGACCACGGGCATGCCGAAGCCGACATCCATCGGGCCGCCGGTGTAGCCGGTCATGCTGAACGTGCGCGGTCCCTTGGGCTTGCCGTCGCCATCTTGCTCGGCAGCCTGCAAAGCGAAGTCGCTCGACTCGGTCGCGGTGAGGTACAGCAGCTCGGGCGAGGCGCTGGCCCGCAGTGTGCGCAGCTCGGCGGTGACTTCGATTTCGGTGCCGACTTGTTTGGTTCGCTTAGGCATTGGCCGGTTGCTCCTCTTGTTCCTGGGGCATGGCGGCGAATGGCTCGAACGGGATGTTGTTGTCCCGCATGAACTGGACTTCCTTGGACCGCTGCAATAGCTGCGTCCGCCAGTCTTTGCCCTTCTTCGCGTACAGCTCGGCGAGCGTCGCCGTGTTGTTGGCCAGATCCACCGCGTTGGCGTTGGCCTTCTTGAGTTCGTCGATCGTGCGATCGGTCCCCTGCCACATCCAGTTGCGATTGAAGCGCACACCGGTCATGCGGAGCGATTGCGGCAAATAGCCTTCGATCAGCACCGCCTCTTGAATCCACAGCCGATAAAGGCGATCCAACACCAGGCGTTCGAACTTCTCTTGTTCAACGGCCAGAGCGGTGATGTAGGGAAGGTGATCGAGCTTGCCCGAGGAAAAGTTGTGGCGGCTGCTGTCGCCGGAGATCACGTTGATCGGCACATTCAGGATGCGGCCGATCTCCGCCAGGATCTCCCGCTTGAACATGTCGTACGTGGTGCCAGGGTGCTCGGCCTTGGCCTGGCCGATCTTGCTGCCGGCGGGCAAGCTCATCAGCATGCCGCGGACAATCGGGATCTCGTCAAAGGCGTCGGCCGATTCGGTGTACTCTTGGGCCAGCTCGTTGACAGCTTGCTCCAGGTAGAGCGCGATGTCGGCCGCGGCCTCGGCGGCCTGCACGGTGGCCAGCGTAAAGCGGCGGAGCAAAGCGAACAGCGGCAAGGCGGCGGTCAGCTCGGGAATGCCGCGATGCTGCTCCGGCCGATCGACGTTGAAAATGTGGATCACGCTGGCGGCCAGCTTCACATCGAATTCGCTCTGACTCCCCCAGCTATCGCCGGGATGCGAGCGTTGAATGTGGTACCGGACCGGATAGCCCAGTTCGTCCAGCTCGATCCCATCCACAATGTTTTCCCCAAAGGAATACATGTAGGGAGAGCAGAGTCGGTCGCATTCGCGGTTCACATAGTCGAGCTTGACCGGATGCTCCAGGCGATCGTTGGTGGTGATGAACCCCAGACCTTCACCCGACGAACACTTGCTCATGCGGAGCGTGCGGAGCTTGTCGGCCAGCGTCACCTCGGTGAGCCAATCGCCGAACTCCCGCTCCACGAATTCGTTTTCTTTTTCGAGCGTCTTTCCCTCGGCCGATTCGCACAGTGCCTGCAACCGCGGACCGGTGCCAATGCAATCGTGGGCCAGCGTCTTGACCACGCCGCCGGCGTAACAATTGTTGGCCACCTCATAGCGGCAACGCTCCCGCAGAATGCGGCGCGTGCCCGGATCGTGGGCGGCGTCGGCCGAGAGCGAATCGGTCCACTTCCAATGCTCGCGATTGTCGGCGTTGGTCTGGGCCGCATCGTAGGAGCCCTTCACCAGCTTCTGCAGCGCGACCGTGCGGCCTGGAGCAGTAGCCGCCGGAGCGGACTTGCCGCTTCGCTTCTTCTGCTTCGACTGCTTGTTCTTGGTGCGCTTTGCCACTGGGAACGTGATCCGTTAGACTGCGGAGCCGGGACGGAGCTTGTAGAAAGTGAAGGGGCGTTTGCCCTGATCACTGGCCGTCTGTTGCCGGAGGTAGCGGTCGGCTTCGACCATTTCCTTGAGCGAATGCTGACTGACGGAGTTGCC